AAGCGCATGTCCGGCCAGTTCTTGCTGAACAATGGGCAGTTGAACGCTGTGCAGCGAATCCTAGCAGACATCAGGGCAGTGCCATCGGTGTTTATTGGCTCAGAGGCTGCGGACTATTCGCCTTTGATCGTTTACGGTTTTTATCGTGATTTTTCCATTGACATCGCATATCCGACAAAGAGTTTTTGCCGGATCGAGGTCGAGGGACTGACTTAAAAGGAAACAGACATGGCTATCACTCCACTGCCAACGCCTCCCAGCCGGGATGATCCCACCAACTTTGCTGCCCGTGGTGACGCATTCTTGGGCGCATTGCCGGACTTTGCGACCGAGGCAAACTCCTTGGCCGTGGATGTGAACGCAGACGCTGTGGCAGCAGCCGCCGCTGAAACAGCAGCCACAGCAGCAGCAGCAGCGGCCACAGCAGCGGCAAACGTGACCAAATGGGTCAGCGGCACGACATACACCGAGGGCGCGGTGGTTTGGTCGCCGATCACTTATCTGTCATATCGTCGTAAGTCCACAGGCGGCGGCACGACAGACCCCAGCGCAGACAGCACCAACTGGGCGCAAGCGGCTGGCACGGGTGATGTGACGCAGACAGGCACGCAAACCCTTACCAACAAGACCATTGAAGCTGGTACGTTCACCAACGGCTACACAGAAGAGACTGTTACAGCCAACACTTCTACTGCCTACACCATTGACTTGGCTAACGGTACTGTGCAAATCCTGACACTGACAGGCAACTGTACCTTCACATTTCCTACAGCCGCTGCTGGTAAGAGCTTTATTATGTTGCTCAAGCAAGACGGTACAGGCTCACGAACAGTGACATGGCCTGCTGCTGTGAAGTGGCCCGGCGGTACTGCTCCAACCATTACAGCTACTGCTTCCAAACTTGATAAGTACATCTTCACAAGTGATGGCACTAACTGGTATGGATCAGATGCTGGTAAGAACTACACTGTTTAAGGACTATTAATGCTTAGTTCAAATACATCGGCTGCTAACGGTGCAGCCAACTATATAGAAGACGTCTTCAGCACTTGGCTGTACACAGGCAACGGCTCTACACAGACCATCACCAACGGGATTGATCTTGCGGGTAAGGGCGGGTTGGTTTGGGCAAAGACTCGAAGTGTTCTTGCATCTTCTCAGCTATACGACACTGAGAGAGGAGCAACAAAATGGTTAATCTCAAACTCTACGGCGGCACAAGCAACACTTTCTACTGGGCTTACTTCTTTTAATTCAAATGGGTTTTCTGTAGGGAGTAGTGTAGGTATTAACGGAAGCGATTACCTCCAAGCCTCATGGACCTTCAGAAAGCAGCCGAAATTTTTTGATTGCGTGACGTATACGGGGAATGCTGCATCCAACCAAACAATCAACCATAACTTGGGTAGCGCACCCGGTTTTATGATTGTCAAGGCAACAAGCACAACAGGGTTTTGGTACTGCTATCACAGAAGTCTTGGTGCAACAAAAGCAATGACTTTAAATACGAATGATGCCGAATCAACACTTACAAATTACTGGTTTAACACTGCCCCAACGGCAACTCAATTTACAGTTGGCACTGTTAATAATGACTCTGGCGTAACCTACGTAGCCTACCTATTCGCCCATGACGCAGGAGGCTTTGGCCTGACGGGTACGGACAATGTGATTTCGTGTGGGAGTTATACAGGCGGCACAATTGGACTGAATGTAAATCTTGGATATGAGCCGCAATGGATTCTCACAAAGAATATTACATCTGTAAACGACTGGCGCATTTGGGACAATATGCGTGGAGTAACTACAGGGGACATTCCTGATGCGTGGTTAATTCCAAACCTGTCTAATGCCGAAGCGACAGGGAATCAATATGTTGCGTTTAATTCAACAGGTTTTACTCTTGAGTCAGCTAACGGGAGCATAAACGGTGCTTCAAACACCTACATCTACATCGCCATACGCCGTGGCCCGATGAAAGTGCCGACAACGGGGACGAGTGTGTTTAATGCGACTTTAAACGCAGCCGCAGCAAGCACGAAGATAACTACAGGATTTACGCCTGATACTCAAATAATGATGTTCCCGTCAAGCGCTGGAAATACCCCAAAATTTTATGACAGGCTGCGCGGAGTCAACACTACGGGAGTTGATGTAGTCACTCAGTTTTTACAAGGCGCAAGTACAGCGGCTGAAGCATCTAATACAGGATACACAAGGTATTGGCAAAATGATGGCTATCAAATATCCAGTTCTTTTGGGTCTAATCAGTGGATTTACTGGACATTAGGCCGCGCCCCCGGCTTCTTTGATGAGGTTTGCTATACGGGGACGGGTTCAACTATTGCGCTAAACCATAATTTAGCGGCAGTGCCAGAACTCATGATTGTTAAATCCCGTGGGGCGGCTACGGGTAACTGGGTTACTTACACCGCAACATACGGCTCAGGTAGTTTTATTCGCCTAAACAGCACAAGCGGAAATAATACTGGTGCAGGTAATTTATGGGGCGCAACAAATCCAACAAGTTCACTGTTCTATGTTGGTGAAGGTGGTGCTGGGGGTCTTTCGGTGTCTGCTAACAACTACGTCGCCTACCTCTTTGCAACCTGCCCCGGCGTGAGCAAGGTGGGAAGCTACACAGGCACAGGCACAACTCAGCAGATCAACTGCGGCTTCACAGCAGGTGCTCGGTTCGTCCTCATCAAGCGCACTGACAGCACTGGCGACTGGTACGTCTGGGATTCTACTCGGGGCATTGTGTCAGGTAACGATCCCTACCTCTTGCTCAACAGCACAGCGGCTGAAGTGACCAGCACCGATTACGTTGACACCTACAGCGCAGGGTTTGAGATCAGCAGCACAGCGCCAGTAGCAATCAATGCCAGTGGCGGCACATTCATCTTTTTGGCAATCGCATAAGGAACAATCATGCAACTGAGTAAATTCCTTGCCTTGTATCACGGAGCCAAATGGGTGGACGGTGATGGCATTGATTTTGCCGACATTGGCGAAGACACCTTGCAAAGCATTTGCTCTGAATATGCATATTGCATTGCTGATCGTGAATATCTGGCAACCAAAGTGGCCGATGCCAAGATCAAGGGCATCATTTCAACAGATACTATTGTGGAGTAATCATGCAAATCAGAATCCGACAAACAGACGCCACTGTCGTGGCTGGCACAGTGATGTACGAGAACGAGTTTCGTGCACTGTTCCCCAACACAGGCTTTCCTGCCGAACTGACAGAGGCCATCATCAACGAGTTCGGTGGTGATGTGGTCTTTGAAGGTCCACAGGCGGTAGGTGGCACGGTCTACCAATACAGCCAAGCTGCTGGTGTTGAAGAGATCAACGGCAAGTGGTACACCAAGTACATTCTTGGCCCTGTCTTCACTGACACTGAAGAAGCCACTGCTGCTGAACAAGAAGCTGCTTACAAGGCCACTAAAGACGCTGAACAGGCTAAGTCTGTGCGTCAAAGCCGTGGTGAGAAGCTCAAGGACAGTGATTGGACACAGGTTAATGACGCTCCTGTGGATCAGGCTGCATGGGCTACATACCGTCAAGCCTTGCGTGATGTCACACAGCAGTCAGGCTTCCCCTGGACAATCACATGGCCAACACAGCCGGAGTGAACATGAGTGACCAGATCGATGCAACGGAGGCTAGATTGACCACCCATGAACAGGTTTGCGCCCATCGTTATGAAGGCATTCAAAAGTCGTTTGAGTCAGGCTCAAAGCGCATGGCGAAGATCGAATATCTGCTTTACGCGGTGATCGCTGCTGTGTTGCTTGGCCCAGGTGTTGCTGCCGAGTTCGTCAAAAAGATTTTTGGGTTATGAAAGATTGGGCAGTCAGCTTCATCGCGGCTGCCCTACTTGTCGGCATGGTGGTGTGGTGCTCCAAAATTTTTGTGGAGTTGATTTATGGTTGACCTTACCAAAGTAATTGGCGCTGTTGCCGCTAGTGTTGCGGCGGTGGGTGGCGGCTATACACTTGCAGACAAGTTTGGCTTGCTTGATCGGGCCATCATCGAATGGTCACCAAATCATTTTAAAATTGTGGCTGAAGCTGGCAAGCCCATAAATGTGACTGTTGCGCGGATAAAAAAGCGAGACGATTGCTCTGTTGAGAGCTTTACCCCAAGTATCCGTGATGCGGCAGGTATGGTGCATGAGGCCACAACCACTGCAAGCAAGTTCAGTGGCCCAGCCGGGCCTGAGATCGACACGTTCACATACCAAATAACGATGCTGAGCAAAGAGAAAATTGCACCCGGCAAGGCCACCCTGCTGGCAACGATTAAATATAAGTGCCCTGAAGGTGAGCGTGTGGTGCAGTACCCAAGACATCCCAACCTAAGTTTTGAATTAAGAGGGTAATGATGGAACCGATTACGATGGCCTTGACTGCCATGGCTGCTGTTCAAAAGACAGTATCCCTGATTAAGCAGGCATCCAAAACGGCAGACGATGTGCGCAGCCTTGGCCCTCTGCTGGGCCGTTACTTTGAGCAAAAGCACGAAGTAT